CCGTAGTATGGGAATCCTGCGAAGCCGCCCCGGATCTGGTCCCCGTGGACGCACAGCACCCCCCATCCGCAGAGGTTGTGGATCGTCCAGAAGGTGCCGTGGTCCAGGTCCCAAGTGATCTGACCGTCGCGCTTCTTCTCAGCCATCGCCGCGTCCACTATCAGGCGGGTGATCTCGGACGTGATCGAGTCGAAGTTCGTTTTCTTCGACACGCCCGAGTACTTCGATCCTGACCGTCCGTGGTTGCCCGGAACGCTGGAGATGTGGATGTGGCGGAAGTGGCCCGTCAGATAGAGGATGGCGCGAGCCAGCATCTCTGGGCCGAGCTTGATCGCCTGCGCCCACAGGTCCCCGTCTACAGACCATTGCTGTCCGCCGAAGATCGTCTCCCCCTCTACCAAGTCTCCTCCCAAGCAGATGTGCAGCGACTCGATCTTGGCCGAGTGCCTGCGCGTGTCAGCAATCTCGACAGCCTTCTCGGCCAGCATCATCAGCCGCTCAGATGCAACCTGTGTGCTGTACGAGGACGTGCGCTTACCAATCTGCACGTCGGATATATGCAGGAACGCCTCCTCTATGCCACGCTTCGACCTGGAGGCGCGGGGTCTGGCGGGAATCTCGATGTCGAAGAAGTCGTCGTCGAGGATGCTATGCACCTCTTCGACAATGAGGGACTCCCCGGCCCGCGCCTTGCTCAGAAGCCTGTGAAGCCTGGACAGTTCCGACTTGAGTTGCCGGATCTCCGGCGCGTCGTCCTTGTGCTTCTTGGCCCAGTCCTCGGCGTCGAACTTCTTAGCCACGGAGAACCTTCCATTGCTCTGGGAACTCGCGCTGGATCCACCGCCTGACCCCCTCGGTAGACCTGAGCGTCACGCCGTACTGCTCCCTGAGCATCTTGTGCAACTGCGGGATCGACACGTCCGTCTCGCCCGCGACCATCATGTTCAGGATCGTCTCGACGGCCTCACGCACCCCCTCTATTCGGTCCAACTCGCTGCTGAAAGTGCGGGTCGAGCGCGTCTCCTTGGCCCAGGCCACAGGGTCGAAATCAGCCACGACTACATACCTAGTTCTCTATGTACCATGTGCCTCCGCCATCGGGATTGTAGACCACCACGCCAGCGTACTGGCCGACCAGGTTCTTCGCGTTGGCACCCTCAATCTTGTCTGTACCAGCCCGCTTCACTGAGACTGTCCCGCTGTCCGTCTTCTTGAAGACGTATCTCCTGCCGACCGTCGTGGCGTCGCAGGCCGGGAGCGTGATCTGCCAGCCGTTGCCTCTGACCATCCATGTGCGCTCCTCGTCCAGCACGCTGATCGTGTAGGTGCCGCTCTTGGCTGTGGACCGGGCGGGCTCGGTCTTCTTCCAGTTCGTGATCCGCCACGTCGTCGAGCCGTCGGACTCCAGGGTCAGCGCCTCGTACTCCACCCGCATGAGGATGGTCGAGTACCCCTCCATCGTGTCTGCGGCGTTGGCTACGACGGCGGCGGTGTTTGCCGTACTCGTCCGCAGGAGAGTCACGCGGAAGCCCCCGTGATCTGCGGCGAGCGGCAGGGTGGCGGTCACGTTGCCAGAGGAGGTGTCCAGCAGGTACAGGTTCACCTTGTCCGCCGGGTCCACCGTGAAACCGGTGGTCTTGGTGGCGGGCCTGCTCGGGAACACATAGTCCCGAATGCGGATCATCTCGCGGTTCTGCTCGTCGCGCCGCAGGTCCTCGATCTCGGAGCGGAGCCGGTCCTGGCCCCTGACCCTGGCCGTCCCGCCCCTGCCTACGCTTGCGCGGCCCATACCTCCTCAAGCCATTCGGCGGGGGACAACACGGGCAGCGACCGTAACGCACTCTGGGCGCTAAGGTTGACGAGTTCTACGCCTCTGTCAGACATCTTCTCGCACAATACACCAAACATCCTGTCGATTGCTTCACTCCTCGGGGTCAAGTTGTGCTGGTGGAAGTCGCACCCGATCAGCCCGATCCGCTTCGCGCCGTGCTGGTAGGCCATCACGCAGGCCGGGAACGTCGATGTGTAGAAACCCGGCAGCACCGGGATCTCGGTCTCCGTGTCTGGATCGAACCGCGTCTCGTCGATGCTCCAGTTCTCTCGGTCCTTCATGGCCAAGATGTGCGTGGTGTCGAAGCGACGCACCGACTTCATCATGTACGCCCCCAGAACCGCGTCCGTGACCCAGACCCGCTTAGCCTTGGTGCGCGTCACGTCAGGCCAGCGGTTCTTGAGCCTGCGCCACTCCTTCCACGAGTCCACGACCAGGAGGTCGTCAGGGGTCAGGATCTTCTCGACATCGTTGACGCCGTACACCCGCAGTCCCGATCTGGGCATCTCCGTCGCGTATTTCGCGCTCGGACCGACCCCGACAACTAGTGCCCCATGTCCACCCATTGCAGCGTGTCGTCCTCCTCGAACGAGTTGATGAACTTCTGATACTCCATCTCCTCCACGTCCTCCTGGCGGCGACGAATCTGCGTGTCAGCGTCCAGGCCGAGATGCTCCCTCAGCCACGCCACCCCCATCGCCAAACCGTCCAATCGGTCGTCGTGGGTCAGGCAGCCCTTGGTGCGAGTGAGTCGGGACATCTGGTAGATGAGCCGGTACACGTTCTGGTCGGCGTTCTCGTATCCCCTGGTGGACTCGTAGTCCTCGATCAGCACCTGCGGAGAGATGACCAGACGGTGCTGGTTCATCACAGGCTCCAGCGTGTCGATGATCCGGGCCTCCTTCTGCGTGTGGTGCCGGACCAGCTCCACCTTGGAGGGATAGATCTTCACGAGGTGCGCCTGCATGAGTTCACCGAACATCCCAGCCCCCATGTTCTCTTCCACCACCACGCAGTTGACCTCGTGCAACTTCGCCTTCTTGGCCAACATCTCCAGCACGTCCTCGCCGTAGCCCGTCCCCACCTCCCCTCCCTGCTCCGCGAGGTACAGGTAGCCGTTCAGGGCCTTGAGGATGCCCCATGCGAGTTCGTCCTTGCCGCGGCCAGCCGGGTCCACATACATGATCGCGAACTCGTATGGCACCCAGTCGCCCACGATGGCCTGCTCGGAGTGGAAGTGGTCCCCAGGCATGGCCACGTTCGGGATGTCCTTTCGCTTGGTGCGGCCATCCGAGGACCAGATCAACTTCTCCGGGGCGCTCTCGTGGTCAAAGTCGAACACGATCAGATCGGCCACATGCAGGGGATAGAGGTGCTGGTTGGCGACCGACGTGTCCAGCATGAACTGCAAGGCGAACGCCGAGCGGCCAACTGAAACTTCGCGCTCGTCCAAATCGAAGTCCGAGAAGCGGCTCGGCTCCGTGGTCTGCCCTATGAGCGAGCGATCATCGGCCAGCCGTTGGGCAATCATCGGGCTCAGATGGTCCCCGTACACGGAAAGCAGCCGCTCGTCGGGGTATCTACCCGGCCACAGGCGCGTTTCGTAGCCGCGAATGGGCAGATTACGATAGATAGAAGCCTCCGTTTGGGGCGTTCCGAGGAAGATAATCTCCCCACCAGGCAGGATCACGCTCTCAAACTCCTTCACGGCCCCCTCAAGGTGATCTCTTTTCGCCTGGGTATCAGAGTTCGAGGGAATCTCAACGTCGTCAGAGACGATCACAGTGGCTCTGGAGCCAACGATCTGCGAGTTGATGCCCACCGACTTCACGCTCGGGTCCCTGGCCGGGTCCGCCAACTCCACATCGAAGCCGTCCAGCCGCCTCCGTTTGTCGGGACCGGGGTAGAGATCCTGCAGCACTTCCATCTCGCGGATCATCCGAAGCAGGGTGATGGCGAAGTGGTCCGCGTGCGTCTTCCCCGCCGACACCACCATGATCTTCTCGTTGGGGTTCAGGCGCAGTTTCCACGCGCAGTAGGCGATGCACAGAAGCGTCTTGGCCAGACCCCGAAACCCCTGGATGCACTTGCGCTCCACGCTCCCCTCTTCCAGCGGGTCCTGAACGAAGTTCGCTACGTCGTACTGGAGGTCCGTGGGGTCCTGGGGCACGCGGAAGTACTGCCACGCGAGGTAGACGAAGTTGCGGAAGTCGTCCAGCCCTGCGTCGGTGATCCAGGCAGGGGCCTCCTTCTGGGTCACGACGCCTTGGCGGTACGGAACGGCATGCCACGCTGGCTCTCAAGCACCTGCTTGGGAGTGCGCTTGGGCTCGCGCTTCTCAAGACCAGCCAGGGTGGCGTCGTTGTCGCGCAGGAAGCGGATCATCCGCTCAATGTCCGCACCCTTCGGCTCGTCGATGTCGAGCATGTGCTCGGCCACCCGCGTCCAGATCTCGTCGAGGAGTTTGCGTCTTGCTTCGGTCTTCATTGGGGAAAAGCAGGCCCCGCCAGAGTCTCTTGTGTACCCATGCGTCCCTTGATTGCCCGGACCTTGCCGGGGCCTGCCCTATGGATTCTACGGCGCGTCTGCGGAAAGAGCGAGACTCACGAGAGCGCCCGAGAGGATCTTCCCGAGCATCCCTGAGAGTCCGAACGCGCCCTTGCTCAGTTCCGCGCCAGCCGACTCCGTGATTCCAGCCACGGCTTTCAAGCCGCCAGACGCGCAGCCGATCCCCGCCTTGAGGACGAGATCAGCCGTCGCCACGCCGGGAATCGACGCACAGCCGGAACAGAGGAGCAACACGGCCACGAGCCTCATTCGTCGAGGCCCACGCCGCGCAGGACGTCACCAGCGCCGTGCTTGTACAGCACCTGCGCCAACAGGGCTTCCATCGCCCCCGCCGTTGCGTCGGCGGACAGGTCGATCTCGCCCTCGCCCAGGCCCAGCTTCTTCATCAAGAAGTGGAGCCCGATGCCGACCACCCAAGCGGAAATCTTGGGGTTGCGCAGGATCGAGGGGATCCTGTCTGCGTTCCGCTTGAGCATCGCCACAACCACCAGCGTCGCCGCCACCACATACATGGCGAGGGGTGCTGCGTCTGCGGCCTCTTGGATCATTGCGAACATGCTTGCCTCCTGAGCCTATTGGCTCTGGGTTTAGGTGCCGGGGATTCTACCCGCCCACCAGCCTGTCGAGGACCCACACGGTCCCGCTTACCAAAAGAGCCGCGAACGCTCCCGCGCCCGTGGCCATGCCCTTGACCCCCGCCCACTCTTCCCGCATCGCCCTGATCTCCCGCATCATCTCGCGATTCGCCGCCTCCAGGCCCTTGACCGAGCGCCCGATGTTCTTGACGTCAGCCGAGATCTCCCCCTGCCACCGCGCCAGATCGCGGTCGTAGTTGTCGTCGGGAGAGGGGTCAGACATCTCATGCCTTGATGAGGCGCACCTTCCATGAGCCGGAAGAGAACGTCTTTGAGCCGCCCGAGGCGTTATGCACCAGCACGGTCACGGAGTCCGCCGAGTCCACATACGCCGCGGCCACGCACGACTGCATGTCGTAGGGCGGGGCCACGATTGCGTAGTCCCCGAACGCCGCGCCCGTGAAGGTGAACGCCTGCACCGTCGTCTGTCCGTTGCCGACCACTCCGGGGTCCCATGTGACGGAGCCGTCGGTCCTGCCGCTGACATCCGAGATCATCCTGCTGTGTACGAACTTTGTCATTAGAAGACCTCTTCGACCATGATGCTTGACACGCCGCGCAGGCCAATACCGCTAGTGTCAAACGCATCCTCCCCGTTCCATGAGAACGACCCATCGCCTACTGCGCTCCGAACCTGGATTCTGTAGGTGACCGCGGATGTCGTGTTGGGGCTGTCTAGGATCCTGCCGTGAATGGACTGCATCGCGTAGGGGTTGTTTGTCGACCACAGACCAGAAACAGCGGCCTCGTTCCCGCCAATCTCCACGCCTGTGCTGTCGCGGAGAACGCGGGTGACAATGTGCAGGTTGTGGCCAGACCCGTTGATCTGCCAGGTAATGAGGAACTTACTGTTCACGCTCTGAGGAGTAAGGACCACCTTAAACGAGTCGTCGCCGGGATCTGTCGCCTGGTCGCCCTGCCCAGACAGTTCTCCGCCAACCTCATCTAGGCTGTACCACTGTTCCGCCGTTTCCATGTCGTACCGCAACTGCCTATTAGTTTGGGCATAGTGGCTGAGTTTCTTGGCGATGTTTCCGGCGTTATCTACAGAGGCAACCACACTGCCAGTATTGTCCTGCCACTCCTGAAGGTTGGCAGACTGATCCGCGTCTCCTTGGACCGTGAGGGGCACGTCAGTGGACAACTGCGCCTCGACGTAGGCGGTCTTGTTGGTCATGTCTTGGGACGTGTCGCCAAGACGGGTCTTCTTCGCGCTCACCCAGCCATTTGTTGTCCCGTAACTGCCAGACTTGTTGATTGACGCCAGAGTCACCCCGCTGCTGTTCTGCCACTCTTGGAGGTTGGTGGACTGGTTGGAGGCGGCGCGGAGGACGAGCACTTCGGAGGCAGAGTCCTTAGTGTTTATCTGGACCGTGGCCGAGGCATCGTCTGCCGCGTGGGGGAACACGGTGATGTCGTTATTTATCCGCCAGCGACCGCTGCTCTTGATGAGAGAGAGGGTTTTGGCATCGCTGTTCTGCCACTCCTGAAGGTTGGCGGACTGATCCGCGAAACCACGCACAACTAGGGGCTTGTCGTTTACGCCACCTGAGTTCAGGTGGGCATTTGCGGAGTTGTCGATGCCCTGCGCGACATTCCGGCGGACATACAGGTTTCCATTCTGGATCGCCGTCGTGCCGTTTACGCTCACCTTGAACTGAAGGGTCCCGGACGAGTCTTCCAGTTCGAGCAGGTTGGCCGTCTGGCCGGACACGCCCTTGATCGTGAGCGGTACGTCCGATGCAGCCTTCGCTGACACCGTGACAGATCCGTCAAGCACGTTCTTCGCGATGCCGAAGTTCGTGGCGATGATGAGGGAGCCGTTGGGGGGAGGGTTCGCCCCGTCCTCGAACGTCAACTTGCCGCTCTCCACCTTGAAGTCCCTGACCGTAGCCCCGGTAGACGGCGCTTGCAGCACCCCGTCCAAGGCCACGATCCACCCAGCGTTCGTCTCGGCGTTCGCACCCGTCAGGGTGAAGTCCAGCGTCGTCCCGTCGCCCGTGAACGCGAACACCTGCGGCACACCAGAGGCCCCGAACTGGAGCAACTGGTCAGCATACAACTTCGTCGCCGCTTCCTGGTCGCTCAAAGGGTCCTTCAGATCCTTCAGGATCTTCGACTCGCCGTCCCACTTGTCGTCCACCTGGTCCAGACCCAGTGCCGGACCCTTCGCGGAACTCGCATCTTCGCCTCCTGCGCCAAGTGGAGCAGGTGGTCGTACATCGTGTCGAAGTTCGACTCGGTGGGACTTGAACCAGCCACGAAGTCAACGTGCTTGTTCCCATCGGCAATGGCCGAGGTGCGCAGGATCTTGATGTGTACTCCGCCAGCAGGAGGCGTGGAGAACTCGATCCGCGTCAGCGACTCATTGACCGTGTAGTTTGCCGGGGCCTCGACCGCCCCGTCCAGCTCCACGCTGATCTCGCTCGCGGCCAGGATCTTGAAGGTGTAGATGAAGTTGGTGAGGACTCCATCGCCGGTGTAGATGTCGTGGGAGTTGGCCATGTGGTTCTATTCAACGAGGCCGAGGAGGCTGGTCGTACCACGACCTCGGCGCAACGCTCTCTTCGTCTGCAGTGACAGGATATCAGCGCGACGCAGTTCAGGGAACTCTCGGAGCGTTTCCTGGTACGCGGCGCTGCGGAATCTGCGGATTACCTTTCTCATCTCGCCTACACGAGGACTCTCAAAGTCGCTCCCAGGGTCGGCAGACAGGCCCTGGTACTTGCCGGACGTGATGAGTCTGTTGAGCGTCTGGCTGATTGTGCGGCCCTTGACGCGCACCTCCCCGACCAACTCCATCCAGCGGTCGTAGGCCTTCTGGCCGTCCGCGTTCTCGAAGTCGAGCAGGTTGAGGTTGTTCTTGCGGAAACTCGGGGCCGAGAAGCCGTGCCCGAGTTGCGCCAGTTCGCGCTTGATCGGGTCGTCCGTGACCTCCGAGTAGTAAAACGGGTTCACGAGGTCGATCAGGCCACCGAGCCCCCTACCGGCGACCTCCTGCGTAGATGCCCTCCGAACTTCCTCCCCGAGGAAGTTGCGGCGCGGCGGGACGGCATCAGAGAAGCCGGGGATGCGCGACCTGTAAGCGTCCACCATCGAGCGCACCTCTCGCATGGACTGGTCCCCGAGGCTGGGGCGCGCCTGGGCAATCACGTTCGGCACAAACGAGCCCGCCAGCCGCTCGAACAGGATCGCCGCACGCTCGTCCGGCTCCTTCATCAGGCCGAACAGGTTGGTCAGTCCCTGCAGGTACGTTCGGTTGGTCACGTTGCGGCTGACGACCAGCCCGATCCCCGCGAGGATGTCCATTGAGGCCGAGTCCTCCGTATCGCTGGCCCGCTCCGCCGACTCCAGGAAGTCAGCCATCGTGCCGAGGAACAGGGAGTGCGGGTCCAGGCGCTTGTAGGAGATGTACTTGTCCATGTTCTTGCCGAACCGGAACGAGTACGGCTGCCAACCAGCCGCCTTCAAGGCTTGCCGCTCCGCCGGGTCTGCGGGGCCGCCTCCAGTCATCCGTCCCGCGTAGTACAGCCCGAGGCTGGCCGTTACGAATGTCGCGCCGGTCGCCATTTGTCCTACCGCCCGCTGCACCACCACGGGATCGCGAGAGGCCAGATCCTTCTTCAGCTCGCCGCGAAGTCGCTTGATCGACGGGAACGGCATGATGCGCGACCCGAAGAACACCGCGATGTTGGTTGGCGTGCGCACAAACGGAGTCATAAAGCGAAGCACCGGCACCGTGCGGGTGATGTCCGTCCATTGCTTCGCCACCGACACGAACCTGCCGCGAGTCCTGGACAGTTCCTGTGTGAATGTCGCCTCCTGCGCAACGTCGATAGCCCGCTTCGCGATGCTGGACAACTGCTCGTCGTACTGATCGGAGAATCGCCTTTGGAACTCTGCCGCACGCTGAGCGTCATCGACAATCCCCTCCGCGTCCAACTCCGCCATGATCCGCTTGGTGATCGAGTTCTGCGTGTAGAACTCGTTGCCCTCGGTCATCACGACGTACTGGTCCTCGGCCCACTTCGCGGCCTTCTCGGGCGAGTTGCCGAACCTCTGCAACGCGGTTCGCTCCAACTCGCTCTTGACTACCGAGCGGTAGTTCCATTGCTTGAACAGCTCGTCCTCGGACTGCAGGAATCTAGTGGGCAGGTTCACGAACATGCCCAGCCTGTCGAGGTTCTGGATTGTCGCCGTTCCCATCGTCTCCGGTGTGCCGCCGAAGGCGCGGATGACGTTCTCTCCGGTAATGGCCTGCTCGTACTGCCTACCGCCGCTCAACGCCCTGTGGGTCGGGTCCGCGAGGTTCTTGCCCGTCTTGAGCGCGATCTTTGCAGCCCCGATGGCGTCCCAGGCCGACGACCAGACGTGCTTGTACCTGATGACCTCATTCGCCACGCCAGTCGAATCGTCCGTCAGCATCTTCGACGCCGCCGCGCCAAACTTCTTCTCCAGGGGCAGGAGGAGCATCGTGAAGAAGTTGGCCGAGGTGTTGACCATGTGCGTCTGCGGGCCGGAGAGGATGCTGTTCATCCAGTACTCCATCGTCATCGCGAAGAACCCGCGCTTGCCGCGCACCAGGTGCTTGGTCGCCGCCGCCTCACCAGCGGCCATAGACACCTCCAGCATGGCCATCTGCCGCTTTGCCCTGACCAGCCCCTTGTCGTAATCCCCTCCGCCAAGTGCCGTGATTCGCGCACGCGCCGCCTGGGGGGTGACCTCTTCTCTGGCCAGAATGGTGACGTCCTTGAGCGGCTTAGGGATGTGCCTCTGGGAGCCGAGGGAGCGAGACAGGTCCGCAGAGCGGGCAGACACTTCGTTGAGAAGCACCTGCGCCTGAGGCATCCCACCGTCGATCAGCCGCACAATGTCCACGTCGCCGCCGTCTTGGGCGGCTTGGAGAATCGGCCTCACTTCGTCGATGACCGTGGCATTGACAATGCGGAGCGCCTGCGTCGCGTCAATCGCCTGCTGCACGTAATCCCTGGCCAGGTGCGCGATCTGTTCCGGGTCTATCTGGTCGCCGCCGTGCAGGGCCAAGAACTCAAGCGAGCGGGCCTCCTGCGCCTCCAGAGAGACGCTCCCCTTGACCGCCCTCGCGGTGGCCATGATGCGGGGGTCCTGCAGCATCGCAGTTACAACGCCCACCCCGTCCGCGTCCGTAGTGACGCGCTCCAGGTTGATCGGCACGTCGGGCGGCTTGGTCCCTGTCAGGGGAACGGGGTCGGGAACAGGGTCGGGCGCGGGAGCGCCACTCGGCGGCGCGTCGGGCGGCTGATCGGGGGGCCTGCCTGCGGCCCCTGCAGCCTCTTCTGCGCCAGCGGTTCCGGCTCTTGCGGCAGCACCCGTGGGCGGTCGGAACCTCGACAGGTCGTGTCCAGCCAAGTCCAACTCCATCAGGCGTGTGCCGGGGGTGCCGGGTCCGATGTGCTTGAAGCCAATGGACTCGAACAGTTCCTGCCCTCCGCCCACATCAAAGCGTGGGGCCGCCTTCTCGGCGAATACGACCATTCTGGTGGCTCCGCGAGCCTTCAGTTCCTCGATGGAGTCGAGCACGAGGTCGCGGGCATATCCCTGCCTCCGCAGGCTCCCCTCGGTTTTCAGGTTAGAGATAAGCCCGACGCGCTCTCCGCTATACCCCCTCAGGTTGTCGTCGATGTGCGCCGTCGCTGACGCGCCGTCATTCTTGACCCGCCACAACACCTCTAACTCCTTAGAACCCCTCGTATGCGCGGTCGTCTCCGTTATCTCAAACCCACGAACCCGAACTGACTCTCCCTTGGGCAGGAGCCAGACGGCCCCTACAGCCTCTTCAGCGTCAGCGGCGGCGCGGAGGTTCCTCTGGAGCGTTTCAAGAAGAGTCGCGACGTCATCTGGGTCGTTCAGGCCCTCTGTGTACTTGCGGCTCACTCCCTCAGACAATGTTGCTGAGTCAACACCGTTCTCTTCTGCCAGACGCA